CCTTATTTGCGTGCGGGAAATAACCGGGTAAAGAGAGTTACGAACGCTCCTTTCAAAACGGAATCGTACATCCATGGCCTCATAGCAATCGAACTTGTCGTTAGAGCGAGGTTTACATGGGCGAACACCATTCAAAGGGTGCTTATTCGTTCTCAAATTTATCTCGCTTCTTGCTTGAAGCGCACGGGTGTTTTTCCTCACCAAGGGTTATTTCGCCTTTCGACTTCGCCAATTATTTCAAGTAGGCGCATCCTCTAGTTTCCAATTTTTATAGGTAGGAACATCCCTCGAGCCAGTTTCAACACTTGGTCGGTGCCTGTTGCCTTTGAAAAGGGCATACTTTTGGCAGGTTTCTACGCTCATCCTGCAAGCGAGTTGTTATTTGTGTCAAATTCAACCATAAACTCATGCTTTAATCACATACGGACATAGTCCCGGGCGGTGGTCATGAACCACACTTCGGAGCCCGAAAAGCCTAAAGCTTTAAACAGCCGTCCAACGGACAGAAGTGGAACCAGTAAGGGTTCCAACAGCTCCTGTTAAGGTCGCAACCTGCGTAAACGCATCTGTACCATTTGCTGTAACAAAAGCTGAACCAGACAAAAACAATATCTGATTGGCTGCTGAGGCCGTTTCATTCCATTGAGGTCTGCCTTGTGTTGTGGCAAAAACTGAAACAGCATTTTTCTGAAAATCCATGATAATTGCGAGAGTTTCATTCGACGTATCTTTAAAACCACCTTCAAAATCAACTATATAATTTCCAGCAGGTGGAACCATAGATCCAGCAGTATTAACGATGGTTAAACCGTTAGTTGTGGCTGTAGCATTAAGAGCAGTAGCAGCCACAGTTGTTGTATAGGTTTGAGCAGCAGTACTCTGAAACCAAGAAACAGAAAAGTTTGCCGGAGCTGCAGTTTGTGATGCATCCAAAATGCGATCAAACAAACGAACTCTATAATTAACTCGCAATTTTCCAATTTCTGAGGTATTAGCCATCCCCGTTGTTGTCACGAAAAGGCTGCCTACATTGTAGGTCTTAATATCTGTCGCCCCTGGAGGATTACCTTGCAGGCAATACTTGGGTTCATTCGACGGATGCATCGACTTTTTATCAAGTCGGCAACACGAATCCTGATTCGGCATACAAGGCACGAAAGGATCAGTGGCTTCGATTTGGGAAACAGTACCTGGAGCTGCTGCAGCAGCATCATACAAAGCACTGAGATACACCAAACCGGTTTGACCTTGGGTGGCGAACCCAGAAACATCATGTCCAAAATGGAACGAGAGCATTTCAAACTCAAAACGTTCAAACAATTGGGCAATCTTTGAAAGCCAAGGGAATGTGGTTGCATTCGCGGGATTAATGCTAAATTGAGTCGTGGCAAAGCCAACCGACCCAAGAACAGTAGCTATAAGTTCTTCTCCTTCACGAATCTCCGGAGCAGAGTGGGTTCGAGAATTTATAATTTCTCCTCCACGTCCAATACCAACACCATCAATTCCAAGTGGGCCTCTTCGACCACCTTTTCCACCAGCTCTTCCACGCCGTCCAGCTCTTCGCTTTGGTCGACGGC